TTTAGTTGTTCTTTTTACATTTTGCTTTTCTTTCTTTGAATCAAAAATAAATTTAGTCACCTTTAAGATTTTTTTTTTTTTACAATACCAATTACTAAAACATATATTTTTTTTATTTTTTAAAAAATAAAAAAAAGAAGATGGAACTTTTTCAAAAGCTGAAAGAGCTCTACGAATCCGCGACCGCCCAGAAACTAAAACCCTTTTGCAAGAATGGTTTCTTGAACCAGAAGCAGCAGCAGGTCCAAGGCGACCCTCATGTCTTTCAGTCGGGAACGAGACCCGTGTGCCCGATGACTATGGAAAAAATAAAGAGAAAAGACCTCTACGTGGCAGACTGCCTCCATTGCTTTGACAAGGAGAGCATCCGGTCATGGGTTGAAGTCGGAAAGAAATTGACCTGTCCGGTGTGTCGCCAGCACACGGTGGGGTTCAAGGTGGACGATAATTTCTACCTCGGTAATCGTCACCTCAATTATTTTTCGTCAGGGACTGTTGTCCTCGGGGGATGGGTGGCGCACACGGCGCGCGTCGGGAAAGAGGTTGTCGTGGGAAGTAACGCGCTGGTGTATGGGAACGCCCGGGTGTCAGGGGGTGCAAGGGTCACTGGCCGCGCCAGGGTGTACGGGACCGCCAGGGTGATGGGCAACGCCGAGGTGATTGACGATGCCCGGGTTTATGACGACGCCAACATCAAGGGTACCTCCCAGGTCGCGGACAAGGCCAGCGTATTCGGTTCGGCAACGGTCGAGAACTCGGCGGTCTTTGACACGGCCATGGTGTCGGGTCACGCATCAATCGAGAGCGGCTCCGAGGTCCAGGACGACGCCAGGGTGATGGACAACGCCAGTGTTTCTTTTGGTGGCATCGTCCGGGGCAACGCCGTGGTGCGCGGAAACGCGGTCATCAGGAAAGGCGCCTTGGTCAGCGGCAGCGCCAGGGTCGGAGGAAAAACAAAAATTATCGGAGACATCGAGGTGAGCGGTGATGTGTCCATTTCTCAAGAGGTAAAGCTAGAAAACATGATGGCGGGCACCAAAGTCGCCACCAAAGCAGAGATGAGGCAGGTGGTTCAGGCCCTCAACAAAAAGTAAATTTTTATCTCAAGTAAAAATAGATAATGACGATTTTCGGTACTGATTTTGATGACTGTCTCTTGATTGGGGATGTGGCCGATGGGTCTTCCAATTTTGTTGGTATGATTGAATACCTGTATTCCAAGACGGGAGAAGAGACACCCGAGAACCTGCGCATGGTCCCTTCTCCTTTATATCCAACGCTGGACGCGTTCAAGGCGGTGTACGACAAACAGCTGGCCCTCAATAATACGAATGGTTATCTGCTTCCTTTGGAAGCGTTTGAAAACCAAGACGAAAACGTTTCTTATTGGGCCAAGCAGCAATGGAAAGACGCTTTCCAGTACTATCTCAATCCCCCGATTGTGAATCTTCTCAAGAAGAAGAGCGTACATAACGACATTTATATTATATCGGGTTCCCCGACCATTTATATCGAACCAGTCAAGGACTACCTTCCTTTTCCGGTCGTTGTACTAAGCGTGGAACAGGGAGAAATCATCACGTCTCAAATCGGAAAGACGAACCGACTGAAAACAATAGACCCTACTCTTGAGCAAGTGACGGGCTACATAGGGCAAACATGGAAAAACGACGGTTCCCTCCTTTCCACCCTGGCCAACACCAACGGGAGCCAGAATCTTTATTTTGTTTGTCATAACAGCTCGCTGTGTGATAAAAACACTAGAAAGAATCTGTGTCGCTACAACATTACCAAATTGCGGCTACCGGATTATTAGTAAAGCGGTTTATTAATCTTGTGGAGGACGCCGTTGACCCGCCACAGGTCGAAATGCGTCACGTACGTGTCCGCGTTGAGGAGCAGCCTACGGGGTCCCTGAATCACGGCGCGTATCGTCTGTCCCTTGATGGCCGTCTGGAGCTCCTGGTAAGGGGATGTAAAGAGCACGTTTTTGGGAAAAAAGCCAATCATGAGGTGGTACTTGACAATCCTCCTCGCCGTATCAATATCAGCGTTCATGACCATGTTCTCGTCCAGTCCCGAGGTGGGCAGGAACACGGTTCCCCGAAAGCTGGGGTCGGCAAACTGCCAGTCCAGGCGCGCTGTCTTGACAAGAAACGCAAAGAGCGGAGACTCTTGTTGGATGGCCGCCATGAGAGAGTCCTTGGGGTATGTTTTCGGGCATGGCCCGATGCCGAGGACACGAGAGGGCTCGGCGAAATCATAATCAAAAAAGGGGTACACCCCTTGCATCGACACCATTTCTGTTTAATTTCTTTCTCCACAAGAAAAGAAAAACTGAATGAAAAAAAAATACTCTGATTTAAGGATACCCAAACAAGAATCAAACAAACTATCAACATGACGAGCATCCAGCTTACAGACACCCAGGGCTTTGACCCTAGCAGCATCGTATTTTCCAAGCCCGACACTGGCAACATCGACAAGATCAAGTTCAAGAGGGTCCGCATCGGCACCCGCTACCCGGACGGCGGCATCGGAGACCTCATCATCGCCACCCCTCCCAACCTCCACTGCTTTGGCCTTCAGGAGTCCAGGGACATGGGAAGCAACGCCATTAACGGCTACTCGATGCCCCTCTGTCTCTGGGGCCGCAACGGCCCCACTGACGAGGAGAAGCGCTTTACTGATGTCTTTAACGCCATCGCGGAGCGCTGTAAGACCCACCTGTTGGACCACAAGGACGAGATTGAAAAGTACGACCTCGACGCTTCAGACCTGAAGAAGTTCAATCCCTTGTTTTGGAAGATGGAGAAGGGCAAGGTTGTCGAGGGACGTGGCCCGATGCTCTATGCCAAGGTCATCCACAACAAGAAGACCAACAAGATTAATACGATTTTTGTGAATGAGGAGACCAACCAGGAGATTGACCCGTTCGACATGCTCAACAAGGTGTGTAGCGTCACGGCGGCCGTTAAAATCGAGAGCATCTTTATCGGGAACAAGGTGTCCCTACAGGTGAAGCTGTTTGAGGTGGTATACAAGGTGAGGGACACGACGGTTCGTGGGCTGTTGAGACCCAACGCCCTCAAGAGCGACACCAAGGCGGCCCTCACTGGCAGTTATACCCCGGAGCCCGATGTGGAGGACGACGATTTTGACGAGGAGGGTTCGATTGTGATGGAGACGGAATCACTACCGGTGAGCGGGGTGGTGGTGGCTCCTCTGGAAGAAGAAGAGGAGGAAGAAGAGGAAGAGGCAGCACCACCAGAACCGGTGGCCACACCGGTCAAGACGGTGGAGGAGGCGGTGGATAGCAAGGCCAAGAAGGGGAGGGCGACCAAGGCCAAGAAGTAGTACGCTAGCATAAGAATAGTTTTAGAATTATAACACACAATTGTGTGTTATAAAGAAGTTTGTGATTTTTTACGAGTATAATTTAATAATTTAATATTCTGTTAAAAATAAACGGAAATGGACATCGTTCTCCAGCCATCTAGCATGTCCAAGACCTTGTTCCCTCATCAGCTTAACGCCATCGCCATGCTCGAGAATCGAGAAGGAAACCCTGTGATTGCTTCTGAAAACTTTTCCATCCACACCAATATCGGCATCTTTGGCGACACGGCGGGCTACGGGAAAACCATAACCCTCGTCGCGGTCATTCTCCGGGATAAGATGCAGTGGGACATTCGTGAGCCTTTCATCGTATCCAATATCTGTAATATTTATGGGAACGGGAGCATCATCAAGAAATCCCTCTTGCGTTTCCAGAAAATCAACACCACGCTGATTGTCGCGAGCACGTCCATCCTCAAGCAGTGGGGTGACGAGATGAGCACCACACCGCTGACCCACGTCATCGTGACAACGCGCAAAAAGCTGGACAGCCTCGAACCCACCCTTTATGACGTGGTCCTGTGCAGTCCGAGCCTGTACAACTACCTGGTGAACAAGTACCCCAATTTTGCGTGGAAGCGATTCATCTATGATGAACCGACGCAGACCAAGGTCCCGGCCATGAGATGCATCGTGTCAGGGTTCATCTGGTTCGTGACAGCGACGCCGATGCAGTTGCTTTATCAGAACCACAACAATCACAATTTTTTGCAGAGCCTGTTTTCCAACTGCATGGACTATCACATCTTTCAGAACTTGATTGTCAAAAATCCAGACGAATACGTGAAACAATCATTCATGCTGCCCCCGATGCACCATCACCACCACAAATGCTACCAGCCCCTGTACAATATCGTCCAAAACATCCTCTCGGAACCGGTGTGCAACATGATTGATGCGGGGAATATCGAAAAGGCCATACAGCACCTCGGGGGGACGAGCACCTCGAACATTTTTACCCTCATCAAGAACGAAAAGGAAGAATCGATCCGCGAGGCTGAATACAAGCTGGATAAATTCAAGCGCCTAAACGACCAGGCTCGTATCAAAAAATGGACTGATAAAAAAACACAGCTCGAGAGGGAGCTCGAAGAACTCCAGCGGCGTTACGACGAGTACATTCTCAACGAGACGTGCCAGATATGTCTTCAGAAGAATGAGCACCCGACGTTGGTGGCGTGCTGTCAGAATGCGTACTGCGGCAAGTGTATCTTTGAGTGGTTAAAGCACAATAACTCGTGCCCCAACTGCCGGTCGTTTGTCACCGTAGACATGGTCCTGTACCTGACGACCGCCCAGGACAGTCCAGAGACCAAGGAAGAGGTGTCTGACCCACCACCTACTCATAAGAAAAAAACCAAGCCGAGCGCGGTCTTGGACATTATTGAATCCAAGCCTCGTGGGAAATTCATCATCTTTTCGAATTACGACGAAACGTTTGCGTTTATACGGCGCGCTCTCCATGACGACGACATTCGTTTTGCTGAAATTTCAGGGACCATGGAATCTCGTGATAAGAAAATCAACGAATTCAAGAATGGGGACGTGAATGTGCTCTTTATCAACAGCATCGCCAACGGCGCGGGCATCAACCTGCAAGAAGCCACCGACATTATCCTGTATCATCGGATGTGCGACGACACACAGGCCCAGATTATCGGAAGGGCCTACCGCATCGGTCGCACGCTTCCCTTGGATGTTCATCATCTCTTGTAAAAAAAAAAGATGGCTTGGTAATACGCTAGAATTTTTACAAAAGTTTTTATTTTTTTGAAAAAAATAAAATTATACAAAATCTTAATCGTCCTCCTCGAGGGCTACTGAATACGCATCCTCCTCCTCTTCCCCAAAATCAAATTCCTGTTCTTCATCCGATAGTACCGTGTCCTCCTCCTCGATATCTGTCCTCTTGAGGTTCTTGGCAACCACCACTTCGACGTCGTCCTCGTTGAGAACCACACCAGGCTTTTTAGGCGGTGGTGGTTTTTCCGCAACGGGAGGATGGGACCCGAGGAGGCTCCGGATGAGAAACGTCTTGTTCCCAGTTCTTCGGAGGCCTCTCTGCTCGCAAAGAAGTTTCAGCTCGTCCATTCGTTTTCCGTTGAGCACATCATAGGTGAATTCTGTGGTGGGTGTAGGGGGAACCTCGGTGGTGGTGGGTGCGGTAGCATACTGTTTCTGGTCGTCTTTGGTCATGTTATTCCACAGCGTGGAGACGTGGGTCGAAATGTCCCCGAAACTCATCCCGGGGTTCTGTTCCTTGAGCTCGCTGCATTTCTGTGTAAAAAAATTCTGGTACATGGACTTTTTACCGGGAGGGGCCTTTTTTTTAGCGCCATCCGTACTAGAGGCAGGGGTTGGGACCGCGTCCTCACCATCGAGATAGAGGCGCCAGTTTTCCTTGAGCCTGATGATAGGGAGGTCGAATTCTTTGGCAGTCTGTTCCAGGAACCTCTCCACGCCCGTGCGGATATGCGTCTCAATTTCACGAATCATCGTTTTTGGTGGGTGATTGGATTTTATATTTCGGGTTCAATTTTTTGATTCATTTCTCACCAGGGCGCGTGGGCCAGCACCTCTTTGAAATAGCCAACGACGCGTTCCCTGAACCACGCCCTACAGGTCCGTGCGTCTTCTCGATGACGGTGCGCCTCGGCGAGTTGCCGGGGGAACCCGGTCTTGAACGCCAAGAGGAAAGATGGCATAAACACCCACAGGGTCGCATAGTCTTCGTTAAAGATATTGGTGGTGCTGAGGACCCACCGAAAAGTGGAGGAAGACGAGTGGGAGATGTAAGAAATGGTGTTCCAGTAGCTATAGATATGACTGTTGACACCGGGGCAGACCATGCAAACCCTGGGGTCCGTCATGAAAAAGGCGCGGATGGTGTCCTTGTCTGTTTCCTCAAGGAGGGAGGGCAACGAGACTTTCCCTTTAGGAAACACAAGCCTCGCGGCGTGCTCAAAATGCAAACAAAACTTTCGGCTCGTTTTCTCGACATCGATAAAGTCCATCGGGAGGAGTGGGGAGTTGGAAAGAAGGAGGACCGCGATGCGCATCTGGATAAACAATTCATCGTCGTTTCCGTAAATATGCTGAAGCTCCATGAATCCTTTCCGTGAAACCAGGAATCGGTGATGGTTCTCGAACCAATTCACGAGGGTAATGGCGAGCGCGACCCACACCTTTTGTTCGTTGTGAATGTGCTTGGTTTTCCGGCATCGTTCCAGCATCAGATGGCTTCGAACCGAGAACGGGTATTGGAGGAATGTTTTGAGGCGTTTGGTGGTGCTCTGTTCAAGGGACAGCCCCCATTCTGAAAAAAGAGAATAGTCAGAGGAGGAGACCGGCAGGATATCACGGTAGGGGAGCCGGAGAGAGGCGAGGAACACTGCACCCCATATCCAGGAAATCGAGTCTTGGTAAAATTCATCGCGCTGGTTGTAGTGTGATGGGCTCATCACGCGGACGACGGTCGTTCCAGGGGTGGTGGCACGCAACGCCTTTCGCCGCATGCTATTCTTTGGTGATTCGATAATCTCATAGGGATAGAACCGTTTCTTCTTTTGCTCCATCCCGAAATCCACCACCAGGTCTGGGAACTCGCGTGGGATATTCATCCCGTACCCGGTAGTAATGACCATCACCTTTTCGTGGTTCAAGGAGGATAAGAGTGGCTCGTTATCGCTAGTAAGGACAATTACATATTCGGGGTCGATGGTTCTCCAATAAAACCGCAGCATCTCGCGTTGATTGCTCGAGGCCACAAAACATAGGATTCGCTTGTGTGATTGACGCTCGATAAAGAACCACTCGCACAGTTTTATTTTCTGATGATGAAAGGTAAGAGAAATGTACGCGTCCTCGTCGTGAATCAGATATTCGACGAGAGGTTCGGGTCTCTCCTGGTGGACCATGACCATGTCAGGGAAGAACCGATGAAGAAAATCCAGGGGCGGCAAGACGCCGCACATGAGGAGGATACGATGATTCCAACCGGAAAGCACACGAAAAAGGACCTCGTATTCATGACACATTCTGTCCGCGTCTTGGATAATGATGGTATCGATAGAATCCTTGTGCACCGCAAGGATGGTCATCGCATAGACCGGGGTGGCGTATTTGACGTCTTTTATCTTGGATGTCGTTGTTCGGGTAGAAACACACAGCGTCCTCCCCAAGAGACAACGTTTCGTCCTCCATATTTCTGTTTCCGTCTCCACCGCGAGACGACATACGCCGTTGTTTAAATGTCTTTCCAAAACCGTCTCCATTTTTTCCATATTATTGTTTATCCCGTGATAAACAATACTCATTTTTTCCTTTAAATATACATGCTGTCGTGGTGGTCGTTTATGGCGGCGTCTTTCTTGATATTTTGGATATCCTCGAGGATGCTCTTATCAGGGTACTTCTGGAACAGGTATTTTTGAAGGATGCAGGTGGTGAGACGTGTATGTTTTACTTCCTGGTAAAACGTTTCAAAATCAGCTTGCTGGGAAGGAAAAAACTTTTCAAGCATTTGAAAGATTTGGGACCGGGTCGTGAATTGGAATCCGAGGACGTAATCAATCCTCCCTGGGCGGCAAAACGCCGGGTCGAGTTTCATGAAATAATTGGTGGTGATAAAGATGACGAGCCCGTTCCGCGACTGCACACCGTCCAGTAGATTGAGCAGCGCGCTAAACGTGACCTGGGACGTCTTGTCATTCCTCTCCCCGAGCAGGCAATCAATATCCTCTAGAAGGAGCACCGTGTTTTTGGGAATGGTATTGACCGCGCGGACAAAGCTGAGGTCATCAGTCTTGCGGGAGAGGGACAGCACCCCCACGTTTTTCTGGCATTCCGAGACCAGAGACATGATGAGGGACGATTTTCCCGTCCCAGGGGGTCCGTGTAGGCAATAGGTCCGGTGGTAGGGGATGCCGAATTCCGAGTACAATTTTTTGGTGTCGGCCGAGAGAAACCGATTCAAGTCCTTGAGAACGTCGTCCCGTTGGCCCTGGGGGAGATAGATGGTCTGGATATCACGTTTCTCGACGGTGTGGAGCTTGTCCCAGAAATCATCGCACCAGTGGTACACCACGATGTCTCGATGCGACGTGTTTTGGTTGTCCCATCTCGACACGTACTGCAGAGACCTCAGTATCAGGTCATCGATGGGCTGCGTCGATGACGGATCAGCAATTTCAATCTCCATGCTAAAGACGGGCTCAAAGACACCTGGATTGTCAATCGACTTGTAGAGGTGGTTTCCCTCGAGATTTTTCACTCGGACCGTAAACTCGGTGCTGCGCCACGTAAATACATACTCGGGCACCATCGGGTCAAGGATGTAGAGCGGCGTTGCAATCACATCGGCCTTGACGTCCGCGCACATGTTTTTCCATTTATCCTCAAAGCTATAAAGACAACGCCTGTGAGGTATTTGGTGTTTGGTAAAATAATATTCCAGATAAATCAGGACAGCGCTAAACGTATTGAAATTCCGGTAGCTAATCTCCACCAATACCATTTTATTTCTTTTTTTAAATTCGAATCCATGACTTTAGATGTAAAAATAAAAAAAATTGTGGATAGATAGACAAGAGAATGCAACCAATAGCAAGACCATCTGAAATACCTGTCAAGACCCAAGCCGCCTTGTGGGACCTAATGGCCATCAGCATCAACACCAGCAACAGCTGTAGCACCAACAACGGGCCCCGACCCGACACCCTGACCCGCTTCCTGGTCGCCCTCGCAGAAGCCAGGCGCTTGGAAAAAAAATGAAAGGCGATAAGTGTCTATATTTATCTTATCAATATAGACGATGATGACGATTGTTCGAGAACATCCACCGACAGAAACTTATACGGGCGACCCGCCCACCGATTACTACCCGTTTCAATACCCGCTGGACCATTTCCAGCGACATGGGTGCAAGGCCATCGAAGAAAATCACAACCTCTTGGTGTGCGCACACACCGGGAGCGGCAAGACCGTCCTGGCGCTGTACGCCATCGCGCGCTGCCTGGCGCTCGGAAAGCGCTGCCTCTACATCTCTCCCATCAAGACGCTGTCGAATCAGAAATACAAGGAGTTTGGCGAGGCCTTTGGGGGCCGTGTCGGCATCCTCACCGGGGACATCAAGATTGCCCCAGACGCGCCGTGTCTCATTATGACGGCCGAGATTTTGAGGAATTTCCTGGTGACGGGGGAGAATCCCCTTTTTTCCATGGACAACGTATCGTGCGTCGTCCTGGACGAGGTTCATTTCATCAACAACGAGGACCGTGGGCATGTGTGGGAAGAGGTCATCGTCCGTCTCGACCGGGCGGTCCAGCTCGTGATGCTGTCCGCAACCCTTTCGGGGCCCCGTGCGTTTGTGGAATGGGTCGCAGACCTCAAGCAGGTGCCGTGTCACCTCGTGTCTACCGTCAAGAGACCTGTCCCCCTCCGGCATTCCATTTATTGGGACCAGCGACTGCACACCTTTCTGGAAGGAGACACTGACTGGAAACACGGCGTCATCGAAGAGGTCTCCAAGGACATTTATAAATACCACAAGAAGCATCCCTGGACGACGCATACGTTTCTCGAATGTGTCTACCATTTAGAAAAAAGGTCACTCCTCCCCGCCACCGTCTTTCTCCTGAACCGATCGCTGGTCGAAAAACAGGCCAAGGCGATACGGCCGATGCAGACCGACCAATACGCCCTCGCGCGTATCGAGCACCTGTGGGACAAACACCTCCACAAGTACGCGAAACATTACGAGACCCTCGAGCAGTGGCATCTCGTTCGCGACCTCTTGTTCAAGGGTGTCGGCATCCATCACTCGGGGATGATTCCCGTTTTGAAAGAAATCGTCGAGATTACGTACACCGAAGGCCTTATCCCTGTCCTTTTGGCCACCGAAACGTTTGCGCTGGGTGTCAACGCACCCACCAAGACGACGATATTCACCAACCTGAGCAAATTCGACGGGAGGACGAAGCGCGACCTGTACAGCAACGAGTACCTCCAGATGGCGGGCCGTGCAGGGCGCCGTGGGCTGGACGACAAGGGGACTATCGTCATCCTCCCCCACCCCTTTATGCCGTCCGAAGAGTCTCTCCGGCAGATGGTCATGGCGCCTCCCCAGGCCTTTACGAGCCGCCTGGCGCTAGACTTTTCCACCATTCTCCAGGGAACAGACCACGTCAAGGGAACGCTGTTTTACCGGCAGCAGGGGACCGCTCCTACGCCTCCTTCTCCACCCCTTTCTGCCTTGGAAATGGTCGAGGACGAAACACCTGAAAGGGCCCTGTTTGAGGAGCTGATGCGGTGTGAGCAGTCCCTCATTCCCGATGGCTACCTCCGTCTCGACAAGAAGAAGGAAAAGGCGGTCCGCAAGCGCATTACTCAACTCCGGAAACTCCTTCCCAATCTCCCTCTACTCGTGGCGAAAGAAGAAGTCCGGAAGCGCCAAGAAAACGCTGAAAAGGAGGCCCTTTTCCACGAGGCGCGGTGGGGCCTCCAGTCGGAAACGCTCACAGCCTTTCTCAAAAAGGAAGGGTTCATGGACGAGGCGGGGAGTCTCACAAAACGAGGCGTGGTCTTCCGGTCGGTCCATGACGGGAATGCGTTCCTTCTCTCCCGGTTGTTGGATTCTGACCTTTTAGACGACCTCGAGCCCTCGTCCATGGTCGCCGTCTTTTCGATGTTTGTGGCCGAGAAGGAGAAGGAAGACCTCTTGTGGGAAGAGGTCGGATGCCCATCTCCCGTCGAAAAGGCGTGTGCCGAAGAAATCTACCGATGGGCCGCCGAGTACAAGGACAAGGAACTGGTGCTGGTTCAGGACCTGCCGTTTGTGTTTGCACAGGACTGGGCGTTGTCGAGGATGATGATGAGGGCCGCAAAGGATTGGTACGAGGGCAAGCCGTGGTACCACATCCGGCAGTACTGCAAAGATTTTGAGGGGAATTTTATCAAGAATGTCCTCCGTCTCACCAATTTCATCCAGTCGCTCTACCAGACCGCCAAGCTCGTCCATCACGCGCCCATCCTTCAGCATATGGAGGACATTCAGACCCGTATGGTCCGGGACATGGTCATGAACGTTTCCCTGTACGTCGTGCCTTTGGTGTAAAAAAAAAAAAGTATTTTATTTCATGTAAAAAGTATTTTTAAAAAATACTTTTTTATCCGGTTCTTTTGCAAGAAATAAGGCTGTGAAGGCCTTCCATCGCGGCGATAAAATCAGGCCTCTTTTGTTTTCGCAAAAAGTCTCGGACCTTGGCCTTGTCAAAGAACAAGGGCTCCACCGGTGTCGTGATTGTTTTCATCGTCCTGGGGTCGATATCATATAGCCGAAAGAGCTTTGTTCCTGCATTTGCCCACAGGACCTCCTTGAGGACAAGAAAGAGGTGATGGTCTCTGGGGCTCATGTGGAACTGTTCCATCCTGTTTGGGACATAAAAGAGCTTGTGCATCAAGAATCCCGCCAGGAGGCATTCGGGGCGGACGACCATCTCGGGCATGCCCACAAACTGGAAACCAATCTTCCATGCCGCGGCAACCGGGTGCTTGTTCTTGAACTCACGGATAACCTCCATCATGTTAGGGAGGCTCTTGTCTGGCATCGTCAGCATCCGGTAGCTCGTTTCCAATACCTTGTACCCCAACGGGTCATACACCAGATGGAACAGCGCGGGGGCTGCGGTTTCAAGACGATGGTTCCCGTCCCTGACGTTTTCCACCTCCCATCGGAACAAGAGCTGGTCGCACACCGCACGGATTTCTTCCGGTGTGAAATACCGGTTGTACAGGTCCTTGGGGAAGGAAGGGATGAGCGCAACGTCGTTGGCGTCATAGTTCTCAAGCTGCTTGGACCACATAATGACGAGGTACTCGGGGTCAAACACGTCCTTGAGTCGTGTATTGACGTACCTTCTCAGAGGAGAGACGTCTTTCCACGTGGGATTCCCCTGGAGGACGGTATTTATGACCTGTTCGGGGTCCTCGGGGTAGAATTCAGGTGTCACCTTGGTCCCGTCCATCACCAAGAGCAGGCACCGGAAAACACGTACACCGACCTTTCTGGCCGCCTCGGTAGAGACGCCCTTGAAAGAGAGGGGTGTCGAGACGGTCATGTCCTTGGGGATGCCGGACAAGGACTCGAGAAAGACGTCTATCCACGCATCCACCGTTTTTGTACTCTTGGGAATATCTGTAATCTCATACCCGTTTGATTGTTTGACAAATCTCATGTTTTTTTAAATGAATTAAAAAAAACATTTAGTGTTGAGATCGAGCGTATATAAAAAATTTTATTGTTAGCACATGTTTTTAATATCCTCTAGGACCTGCTGCGTGATAAACCCACGGACCCTCGGCATCATAAATCCCGGGACGGCGCGCAGGGAATCCTTAAACAGGACGTCCCCGATGCGAACGTTAACCATGACTTTTTCATTATCCTTCTTTTCAAACCCGAGGGTCCCCTCCACCCGGTAGTGCTTCTTGGACGAGGGCTCGACCACAAAGGTGATTTGTTCCTGTTGGAAATCAAAGTAGGTGTCGTTCTGGATGCACAGCATCTCCCGCGATACCGGGAGAAAGTTTAATAGAGCTAAAAAAAAGTCTTTTTTATAGCGGAAACAGTAGCGACGATGGATAAAGTCCTGAGTCTGCAACGGGGTTTCGATACGGACCTCTTCGTACTTGGGATGATCTCGTACCTCGAGGAATTTAAGCATCGCTCCTTGTATTGAATCACAGCCGCTAACAACAAACATTTTTTTCTTTCTTTTCCTTGTTTCTTCTTTAGATTCCTTCTTCCAGCGCCTACAGGTTGCTGCGGCCCCTCAAGGCCTCGGACAAAAATTCAGGGATAAATACGAGCCTTTCGACCGGTAGGAACCCGCTCTTCTTATGATACACCGTAAAGGGGAGTGCCTGTCCTCGGGTAAAGGCTTCGTCTTCTGGAAAGAGGTGAAGCATCTCCTTGGCGACGACGCGCACCTTGACAAACCCATCCAGTTCTTTGAAATAGAGGCGCCAAAAGCCCCGTTCCATCTTTTCATACAGGTAGCCCGTCATTAGTAATTCGTCGCTGTCCGCAAAGAGCGCGTCAACGGCACGCACCAGACGACAGGCTCTATGGAATCTCTTGGTTCCCTGATCCAGCTGGTTGATTCCCTCGATAAAAGAAGGCCAGTCCCACACGTCGCCGTACGTGATTTGGTCATGAACCATGGCGTCCATCATCCGGCGGATGGGTGAGGTGAAATGGACGTACCGGTTCACACCCAGGGACGCGTGGTGGTCGTCACCAGGAGCGACCGAGTAGGACGCCCTCTCCACCGAGAGCCGATGAAAAGCCTCCTCCACGACGGTATCCTTGACCTCGATAGTGTCCTCGATGGCGGTAGTGGTGGGTGCTCGTGATGATTGGACACGGCAGGGGAGGCCCTCCATCACGGAACCAATATGCTTGTTGGTCTCGAGCATCCAAAATGCGACGGCCTCGTGGGTATCTCCTTGGGCCGTTGGAGTCGTGTCCAAGAGCTCCCGGACCATGAGGCTTTCCATATCATCATAGTGAGTGGCGAGACGGTTGATGACCCGTGTAGGGCCCCACCAGGTCGCCATGGGGACCCCTTGTTTTTTCGAGAGGGTAAAAAACACGGAATAGGCGGGCCTTTTTTCACCTTGTAAGAGGGACGACGCGTGTTCTATCTCTGGTCCCCAGAGGGGTTGTGCGGCCGAGGGGTCAAAATCACAGTAGAGTGTCGAAAACGCCCGTTGCGCCCTATCCCGAATGTCGTCCCTGGAGAGGAACGCCACGGGCTGAGCGATATGAACACCGAATCGGACGGTTCCCTCCGGTAGGTGCTCGATAGAAAAGGCGTCATCGATATCGATGCAACCAAGAGGGTCGACTGAAAACACCGACAAGTGGGTGCAATCCAGACGCGGGACACTTCTTTCTTCCTTCTTTAACGAGGGCCTAAACGTTTTCCGATTCACTCCGTACATGTATTGGAGCGACGGCAGCAGCGCCTTGCGGTCCGCAACGCCAATCACATGCACAATCTCCACCACCACTTCTTTTTCTTCTTGACCGGTGAGGGGACACCG